GCACGCCGGTCAGGGTGAAGTCTTCGCCAAGAATCGAATAGCCGTTGCCCAGCTCCGTAGATTGCCGGCGCTTGGCCAGGTTGTCGGCCGAGACTTTGCCGGCCTGCGAGTCCTCCCAACCTTCGCCAAGCACCGTATTTTTGAACGTCTGCATTGGCTCTGGGTCGCCCTTGCGCAACGCCTCCAGGGCCTCTTTGTATTCACGAACCAGAATTGCCCAGTCCGCCGCCGGTGAATAGCTGTAGGCCGCCCACACATGGAACCCAACGAGGCGAGGGACCTGGGCAACAGCGGTCGGGCGATCCTCGCAGCGCTCCACCATCCAGCGTTTTTTGCTGTGCGGGATTGGCTTTTTGCAATTCTCGCATTCATAATAAGCCGTAAATTCGCCATCTTTTATCATTTGATCCCATCGCAAAATTTGATAGTGATTGCAAAATGGGCAGGGAACAAAAAATTTTCTTTGATCAGATTTTTTGTATAATTCCTCTGTTCGCCCATCCTTAAATATCGGCGTACTACCTACGCCTATTTTGCGGTCCCAGTAATAATCTGCCCGGTTGCGACCTAGTTTGTAAACGTCACCTTCGTCAATCCTGCGATAAGCGTCAAACTCATCAAAGAGAACAATCTTTCTAGACTTGCGTCGAAAGGCCCGCCCACTGGCAGCGTTTACTATATCTATTAAACCACCATTGCTAAGCTGTTTTAGAAGGATTGTATTGCTGCTGGTGTTGCGTGCTTTGGATTCAGTTATCAGTCCCTGCAGCGCTGGCGTATCTTCAAACAATGGCTTGATTTCCTCCTTGCTATACCCTTCAGCATCTTCCTTGACTGGCTGCACAATCATGATCGGGCATGGATCATGATGCGAGTAATACTGAACGACAACGCCCAACATTTTTGTCCAGCCAACGCGAGCCGACTTCAGGCAAACGACCGTCTCAACATTGGGGTTAGTAAACGCATCCAGGATCGGCCGCTGATACGGCAGCGTCCGCCATTGGCCTTTCTCTGCCGCGTTGCCGGTCATCACCGCGCCGCCATCAACCGTGGCCGGTTGGTCCGCATATTCCGAAAGCCGCAGCTTCGGCGGCGGTTTGAATCCGCCCAGGATGCGCCGCGTCAGCTCCTGCACCGCTGGCAGCATCACAGCTCCTTCAGTGGGTATTGCGTTGCCACGTCAAAGGAAGCCAGGTTCTGCAACGCTTCGCGGATCAGATCAAGCAGAACCGCCACCTCGTCAGGAGTCAGGTGAGGAATCCGCTGTTTGGCCTTGCTAGGCACGCCAAGCATTACGGTTCGGGTGATGTTGATTGCAGCGTCCTGAGCTTGCAACAGTTCCTCGCGGGGGAGCAGCATGTTCGCCTTGGTTTTGCGATCCATTCGAGCAATCAAGCGCTTCTCGCGCTCGTGCAACGCCCGCTCCTTGTTGAAGTCCGCTTCCTCTGTGTCTAGATCGTCGTCCAGTCCGTCGATGGGATCGGGAGCACCTGGCGACGTTTTCGCGTTTGCCTTAGGCGATGGCCTGGGCTTTGCCGGCTGCTGAGCCCGCTTGGCCGTGGGCTGCCTGGCCTCGGATTGAAACGGTGCCACCCTGGCCAGGTACTCATCAAGCAGAATGTCAGCATCGAGCAGCAGGGGCTTGGCCCTGAGGATGCAGGGGCTGCCCAGGAGGGCGCCCTCTCGGCACAGCTTATCCAGATTTTGGCGACTGCACTTTCTTACCGGCCCCACCGCCGCCTCGATCATTTCCGCCCCTTGGCGGCTGCGAATTGGTGTTGGCATTGCAACCAGTTTACCTAGGGTTGCGTTTTGGGTTGCGTTTTGGGTTGCGTCTTTGCTGCAACCCTGGCCAGGACTGGGGTTTAGGTCAGGCCCTGGCAAGATGCAACCTTATTGAGAAACGTTATCAACAGATAAATCGCGGCTTCGTGGCTCCCTCGGTATGTGTCGTTCAGGAGGACCCAAGCCTAAACCCCTTGGTATGACTGGGTTCTCTCCAAAACCCTTGGTATGACTGGGATTTGGGGCAATAACCTAAAACCCCTTGGTATGACTGAGATACGCTGAGATCCCTTGCTATGACTAGACCGCGCATCATCGCCCCCCATAGCCCCTGGCGGCTGAGTCTAGGGCCCGCTTGTAGCCCGCAATGAACGATCGGTTGATCTCGATGTTGATCTCCGTCTGGATCAATTTGCTGTGCTCGCCCTTGTCGAACATGCGTGCCACTGACGGCCCATAGACAACCTGCAACCGCCTCTTGCCGTCAGGCTTGCGCTTGTTCCCAACCCTGAACGGCAGCATGACGCCGCCTTTGCCCATGGCCATGAACGTCGTTGGGTAGTTCTGGCGTTGGCCGCGCAGGATGCTGGCTCGGCCCGGTCGGCCCCGTTTTGTTGCCTTCCCCCAACCACGGCCGCGGCCTAGCCCTGGGAGCCCGGTGGCACGGGTGCCGGGCCTAAACCCGAACTGGCTAAGAGTTGGTGCTCTGGCTGCAAATGTAAGAGTTGCTTCTCCCCTGCTCGCCAAACCCGTAAACAGACTTACATCCTGTTTAATACGTCTTGAGCCAATGTTATATCTTTGACTAATACTCTTGCCCGCCTGCTTATTGGCAGACGTGGCAGCAGCCAAGATCCCTGCCCGTGTTGCCTTTTGAAACAATTTAGGATCAAGGAAGGCCCGCATCTTTTCTAGCTGGCCAATGCCTTCGACCTTGACTCTGATGAATTCGTTGGTACCCATTTATCCCCCTGCTTCCATAGCCCAGTGCAGCAGCGCCAACGCGTCGGCCTCGTTGTCGTCTGCCGGGCTATAGCCACGGGCAACCATTGCCTTGATCATGGCGGGCTTGTTTGCGTTGCCATTGCCGGTGGCAAATTTCTTAATTGTTGCTACAGGCACACCCTTGAAAGGTATTTGATTGGCTTCACACCATGAACCAAGTATTGCCAACCATCCACCATAAATATGACTAGCATCGACACCTTTATGGCTTCTAACCTCTTCAAAAATTATTTCACCAATAGATTGATTGGCTCCTTTGATTTCTTCTAGCCACCGTTGAAACCGTAGAAATCGCATCCCTCCACCCTCGAACCGTTGGGGCTTAAATGACTGAGTGCCGCTAGTGATGATGCCATTGTGGCTTTGCAGTGCCCAGCCGGTTTGGCTGCCTAGGTCAAGGGCCAGGATCTTGGTCTGTGGGTTTGCCATGCCCCCAACCCTACCTCAAATCCTGCCTTACCGGTTCAACCACGCGCCGGTAGTGCAAACCATTGGCGGCCCAGCCATTGTTAATTGAAGCTGAAATACCAGAACTATTGACGAATGCAGCAACAGACGCTTCTTTTATTGATTTATAGCGTTGGCCTGTTTCAATACATTCGACTTCAACAGTTTGCTTTAATCGTGGTAAGCCCATGGCAACAATTTTGGAAGCGCGTACTTCAGAATCAAACAATTGCGTTAGCTCTGAATGACCAATACCGCCAAACTGTTGAGGATGCTTTTTAGCAAAGGCCCAAAGCTCGTCACGCGACACAAAGCGATGACCTTTGCTAGGCTTATATGACTGAACGTATTTAAGTTGTTTTGAATCTAACCAATACTTAATGCGTTCAAAGCTATGTCCTGTAAGTTTTTTGATTGCACCGGTTGAAATATATTCACCCTCTGATCTGGTCGATAGCCCCATGGACCAGGCCTTGCAGCGTAGGGAATTCCAGGACCTGGGGGGCCTTAGGCGGTTGAATTCGGCAGCCAGCAACCGCATGGGCAGCTCGCCTGCCAGCTCGGCAAGCAGGTGGAGGTCTTCTGGGGTGTATGGCCTTGGCTTGCGCTTGGGTGCTGGCTGGGTCATGGCTGCTGGGGGGGCTTTGTGGTTGGGGAAGGGATGCGCTGGCCTGAATGTTGGTCGCTAAGTCGAATGTTGGCGGGTGCGACCAACATTCAAACCCTTTGCGCTGGAAAGGATCCCAAGGAATTTTGGCCCAATGTTGGTCTGTTGGTCTGTTGGTCGTTCCGGGGGTCCGTTTTCGTGAAAAAAGGGGTAAGAAAAAAAGAAAGCCCAAAAGGACCAACATACCAACATAGACACATATATATATCTATATCCCTTATGGGGACTAGGTTTTTGAATGTTGGTCATCGA